GTAGTCATACAAACTTCGACTGTCTACACTACAATCGCAAGAAATAAAACTCAATCTACAAATAACGCTCCTACAGCATGTTTCCCCAAGAAGCGAAAGAACAACGGGAAACAGCTCGCTTCACTAAGCAACGAGCAACCTTACACCAGAACCCCAGTTCCTAAAGCTGGGAGAAGAATTAATCCTGGCAGCTGAACTTCAGACTGGATACTAGCATGGCTCTAAAGAAGAGAGACCGGGCTACTAGCTCAAGAAGGTTGGAAAGACCTCCACCAGAGAAGCAAATACAGCTTAGAATGTCTCAAAACCGGAGACTCAGGTCCCATCTATTTAAAGACAGGCTAACAAGACTAAAGGACTATGTAGATTCATAGTCACCCAAACGGGCAGGACTCCCACACAATTAAGTGCAGTACTCTCCTCTTAAAAGAAAAGCTAACAAAACCTAAGGGGGATTTTTCCTAATAATGGCCGAGCGACCATAAAAGGAAAAACCAGGAAGAGGACGAATACCAACATTTATTTGAGAAATATATTTACCTATGTTGGTATGGAACTTGACACTATTAGTGTCATAAGTTTTAAAATTTGCTGTCGTTCCACCAGCAAAAGTTCCCACAGATAAACGCACAATTTTAGAAGTGGGCAAAACACAATTAGAAACCGTGTAATGCCCTCTAAAATTGTTGGCCACAGGGCCAAAAAGGGTAGACAGGGAAATCCAACCCTTTGCTTCGGCAATGGAGGAATCTAGACTCCAAGTGAATTCCAGCTCCACTTCCCCCATATGAAAACCTGCCGCTCCCACCATCTGAGAAAAACCATTGGAATACATGGTGAAAGTGGCATCTTTAGTGGAGAAATCCCTTAGCCGAGCAGGAATTTCTAGAGTAAAGTCATCTTTGGTAATGGCTCCACAAGAGAACCAAGACATAAAATCATCAGTGTCCGAAAACACCCGACGACTTAAACTCTCACCCTCAATACCAAGAAGATGAATTAAACATTCATATTTTCCAGTAAAATCCTTGGGTGCCTTAACACCTCCAATGGGGCGGCATATAAAACGAGCTCCTTTAAGCCCGACATTGGGAACCGCCCCAAAGGGAACATCAAAGGGAAGAGTGGAAACTTCCCCTCCAGTCACCACAACATGATGCATCTTCCACATCTGCGCAGTGCTGGGAACAAAAGAGCCAAAAACTAAAACACAAATAAACTTAGCTGTACAAAAAAGGGAACACGTGGGCTCCAAAACAAAACGGAGCGAACCACTAGATCCCTGAAAACAAGAAAAAACAGCAGAAGGGAAAGACATAATAGCGCCCCCAGAAAATTTGGACACTGAACCCAAAGCTATGGAAAAATCCACATCATTGAGAGAAGTGCCCGAATTAACTGTAAAAGGGCCTAAATACCTAGAAAGAGAAATAGGGGCAGGCGGCCAAGTAGCCACAGGCCCCAACGAAAACTGGTCTCCAAAAGCCTCTCTAGACACCATGAAGTTAATAGTACACTTCCAGGCATCAAAAGATTCAATTTGGTTACCAGTAGCAACACTAACAAAAACTCTGGGGTTGCAGAAACCCCCACCTCGAGCATGTAAAGCATGCCCAAAGTGCTCCTTAAGGGAGAGAGGGAAAACATGACGATCCCCATTCCTAAGAATATGCACAGTATGGGGAAAGTGCTTACCCACTTCCAGTTTAAGACTGGTCATGGTGGTATCTAATCTATCATAAAAATCAAAAACAAACAGAAGCGCCGTGCCACAATATTTACTATCAGGCGCCTCACAAACTAAATTTAAACCACCTAAAAACAAATTGCTAGCAAACCACTCATTATAAAATTGCGAATTAAAGGTTTCTGCCTCCTCAAGAATATTAAATGAGGACAAGACAGCACCCTCCTTCGCATCCTTAGGAACCATGAATGATGTGCTAAAAAGTATATCTGCTGGGGTGGAAAAACCAGCAAGATTACTCGTACGGGGCTCCTCGACCATATCCCTAGGATTTCCAGGAATCTGGCTATGAGTAAGGGCGTCAATGGATCGACGAGCCACCTCTTCGCGGGGAAGGGACACGAAATTAGATCGCGTCCTATTTAATCTCCCCTGACCATCCCCACGAACAGTAAACCATTGGTCAGGGGTCGAGACTGCACGATAGGTCATTGGATCGACCATTTCAAGCACGGAATTACCGTGCAGTCTCATTCGGACGTCTGGGATGCCGGGAACAAATCCCCCAGTGGGCGTTATTGCCCAGACGTTTCCAAGTTGCTGGGCGCGAATCAATCGCCCAGCTTCTTGATCCCTCGCCACCGTATTGGAAATTACGTGGCGCAGCGAGGAATCTGGACCAGTATGCTGCCGCACCGTGCCAACATAAATGGCAGCCAGCACCTGGTCAGTGTCCCGTGTTGAGTTGGTTGAACCAACTCGCAGCTGTAAGTCGCGATGGTGATTCGCAGACTCATAGAATATACGGACCCCGTGAGCAAGGACCGTAGCTGAGCTACCATTTCCCAAGTATTGGGCAGTGGTACCGAGCCACGCACGCGTGAACTCGGTCTCACCACCCCAGGTAGCGACGATGGAGAGATCAGTATCATCTCCACCCAAACCAGAGGGATCAACAAACAATTCCACCAAATCAAGGTGGTAAGAGTTATTGCCCATATCCCTCTGGGCCTCCATCTCTTCTTCCGGACAGGGGTTGAAATTAATCAACACCCCACCGTCAGAGGCTCGGATGGCACCAGCCTCTGTCATTAACGTGCGGAGAGATCGCACGTCCACGCTGCGGGCCAATCTAGGAATGCCCATAACGCGAGAGCCATAGATAGCTCCTCTCCTAGGTAGAAGGGAAGCATCCGTGGCGGTCGCGCCATCGGCAAGCAGATAAGCTCTGCCCGCTTGCGTGAAAGTTGGGGTGGCAGAAGCAGTACCAGACCCCGTTTCAGACAACCTACGCGCCTGCTCGCGCACATTCTGCTCTTGGGCTCTCGCCCTGCGCCACCTTTCAGCGACGCCCGTAACACCCCCCGGTTGTTGGAAGGGGGCAGCAGCTGTGACCACCTGGGTTTGAGACCCAGATGCTCGTGCATCAGAAGTTTCAGATGCAGGCGCACGAGTTGCCTGCAAATTTGATTGCTCAATAAGAGCAATCCTTTCCACCAACAGAGCGTAAAGCTCTGCGTCCCTCTGGGCTGCAGCCACAGCCCGCTTCTCCGCCTGCTGGCGGCAGAAGTCCAGAAAACCCATAAAATAAAAAGAAGTAAAAACAGTACAATTAAAGTAAAAACTACTAACTATCCTATGGAAAGAAGTTAAAATTAAAAGACAACTATCTAGAATCAAATTCAAATAAAATAAAACAAAAGAAAATAGAAGATCTAAATTATAAAAATGAACAAAAAGCGTCCAAAAACCAAAGCGGGAAAAAAGCCTAGTGACAAAGGTGGAGCCGAAATACGACTCAGACCTGCTCACATAGGCAGAAAACTCAGGGAAGAAAACGGTATCTAAAGAGGAATACCGTGCAAGAGGAAGGCGAAGGAGAGTATCAAAGGCCCTAGAAGAATCCAAGCCGACGAGACGGAAAGAGGATAAGAGAAGAGAAGAGGAAAAAGTTTCAACAAAAGAAGAAACAAAATACCAGTAACAAAAACCCACCCAAAAAATAAGAAGGAAAAAGAAAGAAGTAACCTGCGTGTCCATACGCAGATTTTCCAA